ATTTAACTACAAACAGAGCGTTAATATCAAACTCTAGTGGTAAGGTTGCGGTAAGCTCTGTAACTAGCACACAACTAGGTTATCTGTCAGGAGTAACATCAGCAATTCAAACACAGCTCAATGGTAAATTAGCTACGTCAGGGAAAGCTGCAGATTCTTCTAAAATAAATGGAAGAAATGTAACAGTAGGGACAAGCGCTCCATCATCACCTTCAACAAATGATGTATGGATCGATACAAGATAGGTGGTGATTTAATATGGCAACAGGCACGTTTGGTCATACTGACACAGTAAATTATTCAAGGTGGGGTGGTAGTGCAACTTATGCATGTGTTGGGTTAAGAGCTACAATGCCTGAAGATGGAACGGTATTAAAAATTGCTTTAAGGCTGGCAGCTTATCCAGATGCTACTCCTATCGTATGGGGTGCTATTTGGAACAGAAATACAAGAAACCTTCTTGTTTCATCTTCATCATCACGATCACCTAACAACAACTTTAGCAATTTGAGTTCATTACAATTATATGAATTCAATCTTCCTGAAACAAAGATAACAGGTGGTACTCCAATATGGATAGGATATGCTAAAAATTCTGCAGATGCTGGCAGGGGGTTGTACTTTGCTAGCAACAGTAATAAATCAGGTCAGACTACCGATTATTATAATGTTTCAAGATCCACACCTGGTCATTTTTCATCAACATCTGGTAGTTGGACAAGCGAAGCATTATGGGTAGAAGTCACTTATAAAACTGGTGGACAAGTTAAGGTGTGGAGTGGTTCTGCATGGTTAGAAAAACCAGCAAAAGTATGGAATGGATCATCATGGGTTGAAAAGCCTGTTAAAACAAGACAAGGCTCTGAATGGAAAGAATCTAACTAGAAAGAGAGGAAATATCATGAAAAAAATTTATTTATCACCATCTAAACAACCACACAACATTTTCTTTGATAAGAAAACATCGGAAGAATTCGCTATGAATAAGGTAACTGATTACCTTGTGACGTTTTTAAAGAATTATGAAGTAGAAGTTATTCGAGGTGGGAAAACAACCAGTATTGAAAATCGAATTGTTGAAGCAAACAGATTAAAACCAGACTACTACTTGTCAATTCATTCTAATGCTGGTGGTGGATTAGGTTGTGAAACATTTTATCAAGTCGGAAGTAATCATAGTGCTACAGTTAGAAGTAAATCTGCTGCGTATGCTAAAAAATTGAATGATGATTTTTCTAAAATTACTGTCACAAACACTAGACCAGGTGATCGTGGTATCAAGTGGAAGAAACTACCTGATGGTCGAGATTGGAACATGGAATTAAGAGGTGTCACTGTTCCAGCAAATCTAATAGAAGTAGAATTCCATGACACTGTTGCTGGTGGAACATGGATATTGAATAACTTTAAATTAATTGGCGAAACAATTGGCAAGATCCTAGTTGAGATGTTCTCATTAAAGTTAAAGCCAGTAGAACCAACAATTCCAGTAGATGATTATTACTTTGTTCAAACAGCTGCATTCAAAACACTTGCTGAAGCAGAAGTAGAAGCAAAAATGCTTGCCAAAAGTCTTGGCAGAGAAATAGGGGTGAAATACGGAAGCAAGCACGCTCTCAAATGGATCAAAGGTATCAAGTAATAAGTGGTTATGGACATTGAACAATTCATCATCGAGCATTGGTTGCATTTCTTATTAACAGGTATAACTGGCTATATTGGTTTAAAGGTATCAACATTGAAAAAGAAGGTTGATAATTGGCAGGTCAAAGAAAAAGCAACTGAATGCGGTGTGCAAGCACTGCTTCGAAACGAGATCATCAAAACATATAATCACTACATGGAAAAAGAATACTTGCCAATTTACGAGCGTGACAACTTAAATCATTTGTACATGCAGTATAAGAATTTAGGTGGTAATGGAACAATAGATCGACTAATGGAAGAACTAGATGATTTGCCAGTTAAAAAAGCTAATAATACAATGAAGGGAGAAAGACAATGAACGAATTCTTCACATGGGAATTTCTAGCCACATTTGCCGGTAGCGTTGCATTTGTAACTGCAGTGACTGAAGTGGTTAAATACTACCTATCAAAGGTAGATCCAAAGTACATTGCTTTGGTTGCTGCTATCCTAGTAACATTTGCTGTTCAATTACTATTCTTTAAGGATTACACTCCTGAAGGTCTAGTGCTTGCAGCATTCAATGTGGTAGCAGTTCTATTCGGTTCAGTCGGTGCATTTGAAGCGATTGTAAAACCGNTTGAGCGTAAACTTACTGGAAATTAAAAAGCTGTCCAAAAGGATAGCTTTTTTTAATTAAATACATTTGTATTTAGATATGGTATAATTTTCATAAAATACGAAATAAAACGATGTGAATTTAAATAGAGAGGTGTTTACTATGGCGTATCTTTCTAGTAATGTTTTATTTTTTACTACATCCCCTCGATCACCTATAAAAATGATTCCTGAAATTGCATTATTAGATAATCAGTTTAGTGGTAGGGAATGGAACAGGCAAACACAAATCGACTTCATAGATGCATTAGCTAGTGCTGATTTCTTTGAAGGTATTGGATCACCGAAAGATAAAGCTTTTAGTGCAAGAGATAGAATTAATAGAGCACCAAAAGCACTTGGCTTTATTGATCTCAAGCCAACAATACAATTAACATCAGCAGGTCAAGAATTCGTATATGGTAAGAGATATCAAGAAGTGTTTTTGCGCCAATTATTAAAGTTCCAACTACCATCGCCTCCACCAACGGTATCTTGCGTCAACTCATTTGAGTTGGCGTTTTTGCTTTTATCCAACGGATCAATTTTGAATACAACTAAAACATCGTCATCATTGATAACCACTTCATCGACAAGAGCATCAACTAAAGCTTTTTTTACATTGACATCCGCTTCATCAAGTTTGGATCTTAAGTCAATCATATATTTTTTTATTTTTTCAAGTTCAATATTTTCAAAAGATGATCCATTTAACTCAAACATTCTGTTTTCGTAATGCTCAAGTTCACTTTTCATTTTATTCGTTTTAGTAGCTATCATGTTTTTATCAATATGACCATCAAGGTATAAATCAAATAATTTATCTATCTGGGACTTTAAAAAGTCCCTTTTTTTCTTTAAGTCAGAAACTAAATCTTTATTGATACCTACTGCTTTATTGACAATATCCATAACCAAAAAAGATAGGTGGTCGATTGCATCATCGTTTAAAATCTCTGTCCTAATCATTTCAATGATGTATTCTTCTAAAAGATCAGCTCTTATATTTTTATTATCGCAGCCCGTCTTGCGTTGGCGAGAGTTGCATGCATAGGTGTAATACTTTGTTTCTCTATCTCTTCCAAGAAAATATGATCCACCAACAAATGATGAACCACATTTGCCACATACAGCCTTCCCAGTCAATAAATAAACACGAGTTGCATTCATGCGAGGTTTGCGTCTTTCATTCAACTTACTTTGAACCTTCAACCACAACTCATCTGATATTATTCGTGGCAAAGCATTATCAATCCTTGTAATTAAATCATCACTTTTATAAACTCTATTCCCAGTCTTCTTGGAAGCACGCTTATTGAAAACATACCTTCCGATGTACTTTTCATTACGCAAAATATCAAAAATACTATTCTTCCCAAAAGGCTTACCTGTCTTAGTTTTATATCCTTTTTTATTAAGTTCATTTGCAATAGTTCCGTAGCCATAACCAGATGCATACATTTCAAAAATCAAACGCACAGATTCGGCTTCTGTCGCATTAACTAAATAGGTTTTATCTTTACTCACATCAAAACCTAAAGGCGNTACACCACCATTGTGAAGAGCCTGTAGCGCATTCTCGTTCATTCCTTTGCGAACCTCACGTGCTAAATTCATAGAATAGTATTCAGCCATACCTTCAAGGACTGATTCTAAGATTACTGATTCTGGGCTATCGTCTAAGTTTTCAAGAACAGAAACAATTCTAATTCCATGCTGTTTTAACTCACGTTTATAAAATGCAGAATCGTACCGATTACGAGCAAACCGATCCAATTTGTGAACTATAACTAAATCAAATATTTTGCTCTTTGCATCTTGAATCATCTGCAAAAACTGATCACGCTTATCGGTTGTAGCACTTACGGCTTCGTCTTGATAGATTCTGACAATATCATAATTGTTATGATCACAATAAGCCTTAATAGCACGTAACTGTGCGTCTATTGATTCTTGCCTTTGATTTTCGCTGGAAAACCTAGCATAAGCTGCTACTTTCATATGATCACCTCTCTACAAACATCGTCTAACTTCATGCACTCGTCCAATAATTGAAACAGGTAATTCTTTAATCTGATTTTGATTATACATAACAGGACTATACGTTGGGTTTAGTGGAATAAGTGTTATTCCAATTTCAGATATAGATATCTTCTTGCAAGTTGCTTCATCACCATTAACTTTTACAATTAAGATGTCACCACTTTCAGCAGTGTCCTGTTGTTTAATAATTAAAGTATCACCATCCATAATCATTGGTGACATTGAATCACCTTTTGCTTTTAGACCAAAAAACGTTCCCTTTTTTGATAATTGTTCTGAAATTTCTTCATAGTCTAAAATGTGTTCAATTGCTTCAACTGGTACACCACAAGGGACTTCACCTAAAACTGGTATCTTTATCCCTCTGGTTCTATATTCAGAACCTTTGTCTTCTGTTAGGTCAGATTTATAAACTCCAAAATAATCAGCCAGTTGTTGTAATTTATCAATACGAGGATACCTTTTGCCATTAAACCAATCAGATACTGTAGATGGACTTAAGCCAAGATCACTTGCTAAATCAACTTGGGTTTTATTTTTGATACGTAAAAATTTATGCAAATTTTTTGATAGAACCTCTCTGTTATTATCCAAAGTGATCACCTCTTTTCTTTGTTTCATTGTAATTTATTTAGCGAAATAAAACAACTTAAAAAAGAAAAATATTTCGTTTATAGCGTTGACAATACGCTTAAAGCGTAGTAATGTAATGGCAAAGAGGTGAAAACATGGCTAAATTTACAATTACATTAAAAGCAGCTCGAGTAAATGCGAAGAAGAAACTAAAAGAAGCAGCTGAACATCTAGGTATATCAGCAAGAACACTTCAAAACTATGAGAGCGGGAAAACGATTCCTGATTATGATGTTGTTCTGAAAATGTCAGAATATTATGAAATACCAGTGGATCGTATTTTTTTTGGGTCACAATACGCTTTAAGCGAACAAGAATGGGAGTAACTATGATTAAGATTAAAAATAAAGTCTACAAACCAAAACCA